ATCCTCCCTTTGAATAAAAAGTTGCAAACCCTCAGGCATCCTTGGGTCAAAGCTAACAAAGTCACACCATTTGCGACCAGTACAAGCCATTTGCCATTGCATCTGAGGAATGTATTTGCTTGGCACTTTGCCAGATAACACAGTCTCAATGTGCGTGGCAGTGTTTGGGCATTTGATTTCAATCAACCCATCGTCACCAACTAACCCGTCTGGTGATGCGCCAGCATTAACGATTGTTGGATGGATAACAAACCCAACCTCATCAACCAATACGTTTTTAGCGGCCTCATATGCGGCACGGGCTAACGGCTCTTGATCTGTTCCCCACTGCATAGCGGCGTTGTTGTAGCTTTCGCCCTGTGTTCCTGTCATACGCTCACAAACCAATTGCGCCATGTAGTTTTCCCGGCTGGTGCTGTAGCCTGTTTTGGTCTTGGCGATAACGTCAGCAACCCTTGAGGCTGTGACCTTGCCAAGCCGAGCAGCAAACCATTCATTGCTTCTCTGCTCCATTACAGTTTGCCCTTCATTTTGTCCTTGGCGGCAATGACTTTCTTTTGCCACACTGGTTCGTTGTTGGCATATGCGTAAGCCTTAACGTAAGCCTTTTTCAGATCATCTTGCGTTGTGGTCGCTTCAATGGCGGCAAGGTGGTCAGCCATGACTGATTCGTCAACGCTAGATTTCTTTTCTTCTTTACGGCTGGCTGCATTGCCATCATCATCTTCTGGCGCAATACCGCAAGCTGCCATTAATGAATAGCGCCGTGCGTATGTCAGTGCAGACCCGTAACCCTGTGGGTCGTGCTTGACAGCGGGAACGTGAAGTTTTCCGCAGTTAAGCATTTCACCTGATTCGTGGATAAACACAGTCTCAACGATCACGCCAGTGTCTGACTCTGAGCATTGCTGAATTAAAGCAATACCGTTGTTGTTTAAACCGTCCATAACAGCCTCAACGCAAGCGGCAAGGTCTGCATATCGTGATTTGAAATGTGGGTTTGTAGCAGTCTTTAAAGCAGGGCCAAAAGCCTTTTGTGCTTTGACCAAAGCGGTGGCAATCTGTTTCATGCTGACAACCCGTAAAAAAGAAGTGTTGCAAAGATCACGCCGATAGCGATTGCCAGCAAATAACCAGCAAGCGTTTCCCAAAGTGGCGTTGTGCTGTGCATGGTGCTGTGACCTGTAACAAAGGTGCAGTCAGCCAAGGTGCGGGGTGTTTGAAGGTGTGAGGGTTTCATGTTTTGTCCTTTATGGGGCCGTAGCCCCGTTTGGTTTAGATGGCTTTACGAGCGTCCATGCGGGTGTTGACTTCAAATTGCTTGCTAGTCACGCATTTAATGCAGCGGTATTGTGCTGGCTCATCTTTAAAACCAGACCAATTGACAGATATTGGTGTGCGGAGAATGTTGCGACCACAAGCTGTCTTTGAGGCCATTCCTGAACCGCTTTTGTTGAGGTGTGTAACGCGCATAATTTGCTTTCTTAAAAGACCCCGAGAAGTTCAGGGCATGGGTAATTATAAGCACACTTATGCGGCATCAAGGCGTTGTTGTAAAAATAATTTAAAAAATTTAAGCGTTCAACATAAAAACAACATCAGCCAACTTATACTTAACGCATGGAAAAACGAAAAGCTATCAAACTCGCGGGTTCGCAAAACAAGCTGGCTGCTCTTTTGGGCATCAGTCAAGCTGCTATTTCTCAGTGGGGTCAAGATGTACCGCTGATGCGAATCTATCAACTAAAAACGCTCAAGCCTGAATGGTTTGTTGACGAACCAACCGAACTGCCTGAAGTGCTATGAGGAAGAAAAGCAGTTATAAGCCCCGTCCTGTACGGGCAGACAACTTAAATTGGATTCTGGCTGGCATGAAAAAGGTAGGCACACTGCCATCAGCGGGGTTAGAGTTAAAACTCAAGAACCATGAGGCGCTTGATTCGATCTTGAAGGGTGAAGGCACACGGGATCACATGGATGTGCTGATTTCTGCTGTCAACATCTGCGAAGCCTTGGTGCGTGTGCGTGATGACTTGGGGCTAGATTGGGCCAATGAGATCAGGGCGGCACAGGATGCGCTTTACACAATGGCAAAGCGTGGCGTGGAAAAGAACAGGTTTGCTTTCACTGGCCCTGAGATGACAGCCATGAAGCTGGTCATGGATGTACATGACGTACAGCTAGACAATTGCACAGTCAAAGAGATGGAACGAGCGTTGTTTATCGTTTACGAAGAAGTCAGGTTGAAGAAGGCTCGACCTATCTTGCAAACGGTTTAATCGCTTATAATAGGTCAAACACGGCTAGGGTAGCTCCCGAAAAGACGATTCGTTACCGTCCTGCCGAGATTGTTTTTGTAACGGCAACCAACTAACGTAAGGTTAAAAAGTGGCGACACTATCTCTCAAAAAGCCAAAAACCATTGGCGAAACACCCCTTCAAGATATTGCTCTTAAGTTTGTCGTAATGCGACAAGCCAGATCAACAAAGTCTTTTAGATTTTCCTGTTATCACGATTCATTTGATGTAGCGCTTGAAGAAGCTACACGACTAGCAAAAAAATTCCAGACCGAACGATTTCTTGTTTTGCAAGTGCATGGCTTTGCTGATTGGAGGCCTTAATGCACTATTACAGACACCACATAGGTGATTTCCTGAAAGACACGGGACACCTCAGTAATGACCAAATGGGCATCTATCTTCGGATGCTTTGGAAATATTACCTTGACGAAAAACCCTTGTTAGATGATTGCGAAAGCATTGCGTTTGCTATGCGTTCGGATGAAAAAACTGTGCGTTTAATTCTTCGTCATTTCTTTGTTTTACAAGATGATGGTTGGAGGCACAACCGTTGCGACAAAGAGATTGCTGACTTTCATTCAAAAAAAGAAAAAGCAGTAAACAGTGCGAACGCAAGATGGAATGGTGCAAACGGTGTGCGAACGCATACCGAGCGCAATGCGGACGCTAGTGTTATTGATGCTAACCATAAACCAATAACCACTAACCAAGTAAATACAGATATATGTCCACCTAGCGGTGAACCTGACGATAAATTTCCAAAGTGTGACCATCAAGCAGTCATTGACCTGTACCACAAGCACTTGCCTACATTGCGAAGGGTAGAGGTTTGGAACAGTTCCCGAGCAGCTTATCTCAGGCAACGCTGGAGGGAGGTTGCTGAAGACCTGTCAAAAAGCAACGCCATTCAAGCGTCTGACATTTTGACTTGGTGGTCAGAATTTTTTGACCATGTTGGCAAATCAAAATTTCTGACAGGCAGAGTTAACAGCAAAGATGGTCGAGCATTTACAGCCGATCTTGAGTGGATTCTTAAAGCAAGCAATTTTGCAAAAATCATTGAGGGCAAATATCATGGCGTTAACTAAATTTAAGCAATCTGAACCTGTTGAAAACTTTGAAGACATTAAATGTAGTGTTTCAGGATGCTACAAGCCTTGGGCTGTTCACATGGATGGCACAAAACCTATGTGCAGCCATCACCAATGGGATAGTTCAGTTAAAAAACCTAGTCCTTTGCCAAAAAAGCCAGTTTCATCTTGGTATGACATTAAGGACACAACATTTTGAACTATGAACGAGCAAACCAAATCCTTGATCGAACCCGTGAAGGGTGGCAATTTAGCGAATTTGTCATCCTCCGAGCACTTGAACTTACGGGAGACTATGAGCCAAGCGGAAGCGCGGGAATGGATACAGCGTTACAAAAAGAAGATGCTGGAACATGGGAGAGGCGAAGCATTTGCGTGGTGGCAGAACACGTTGGCAGACATAAGCAAAAAGCGTGGGCCGAAAGCCGCCGAGGATTTGCGCCAGCGGATGAACGCACTGAAAGAACAGAATGATTAGACGGGCAGCACGGGTGGACGCTAATCAGGCCCAAGTTGTGAGCGCACTTAGGGCAGCAGGGGCGTATGTCTGGATCATTGGCCTACCTGTTGACCTTTTGGTTGGCTACAACGGTCAAACATACTTGGTTGAGATTAAAGATGGCCCTAGCAAGGCTTTAACGCGCCTACAACAAGACTTTTTTGGCAATTGGTGTGGTGGTGGCCTGTACCGCATAAACAGCCCTGATGACGCTTTACGCATGATTGGGGTTTTATGATTTTTCATTTGCAAAACAAAGATCAGGCCAAGACGTTGATGCTGTCCTTATGGCCCAAGGTTATAGCCTCGCTTATGGC